AACTCTTGCAGATTTTGTTTAAGTTTCATCTGAATAAACTTTTCTGCGGTATCGCCAATACTCTCTTCAAGAGAGATCATACCTACCTTATAACTAGTTTTGTCTAATAAGTCAAGTACAATTTCTTTAATGACAGTACTTTTTCCGCTGCCAGTACCAGAAGTAAACAAGGTTATCTCACCGAAGCGCATACCCTTAGTCTTCTCATTGATACCGTCTAAGCAATCTGGATAAGGAACTGATTCAGTAGCTTGACGAGCTAGGTATTGTTCCCATACAGGCTCATGACCTACTACGATACCCGCTGGACTATAAGGTTGTGCATCCCATACAGCACGCATAATGCCTTGATGTCCTGCAGCTATGTACAACTCACAAGGGTCTTTAGCTACGCTACCTAGAGAAGCTATTTTTACCTTATCGATACCGATAATATTAGCGGCATCTTTAATAGCCTTCTGACCTGCAGCATCGTTGTCAAAGAATAAAACAACTTCCTCAAAGGATCTAATCCATGTCCGAGCATGAAGAAGACTTTTAAGGTTAGAAGCACTTGCTACTGAGATGACAGGATAGATCTTATTATAGTGGTCATACGAAGCTTGCGCGACCGCCATCGCATCGAACTCGCCTTCAGTGATGACAAGTCTTTTTCCTCCCGCATGAAAAGCGTGAACGCCGAAAGGCCAAACATCTTTAAAGTCTCCTACTGTCTTGAATTGTTTAGGTAATGTTCTTGTTTTGTAGGCAATAGGGTGGTGTGTATCCGCATAATAAGGATAGTTATAAGCAATAATGTTGCGGTCACTATCATAGTTAACACGAACACCGTAGTGTTCTGCAATAGTCTTAGTTATTCTACGGTCTTGTACACCACGACAATCGCCGAGGTTTGCTTCAAATAGCTCAAGGCTAAAGTTGTTAGTATCAAGAGGCATTTCCTCTTCCTTTCCGATTTCTTTTTCATAGTGGTTACATACATAGCAGTAACCGTGTCCATCATCATATACAGCAAATCCATCGCTTGAGGGACAAGCGGGACACGCTGTCTTACCTATTTCTTTACTTTCCGTATATTCTATCTTCTTTGGCATATCGAGCTTCCTTTCTTCGGTTTCTAGCTCTATCTGACTTCATAATCTTTTCAGCTTTCTGCTGCTTGTTATTGAATAGATCGATTAGATCTTCATCCCAATCTTCTTCAGTTACCTCTGCACGTTCATTAGGAATAACCTTATACTTCCTAATGTCATTGTGGTAGGGGTTGCGAATAGTCTTTGGCGATTTCAATTTGTCTCTCCATGTCCTTCATTGCGGGTTTAAACCTAATTTCATGCACCCATTTATTATACCACTCATCAGAGCATAGGGCATGAGTAATCATAATCATATAGGCTTCCATATAACTAAGATCACCTTTCATTGGGCAAGAGAACAAGATATCGAAAATAAAGTTCTCTTTACCTGCTTTAGTTATTTCTTCGTTGAGTTCTGAGGAAGAACTAGTATAGCCCTTCCAACTAGTATGCAGTGTTTTAACGCCGATATAGCGTCTATCATTACGTTTATCCGTGATGATATAAAGAAAGCCATGATGTGACTCATCAAAGACTTCTGGATTAAGAATATTCCAATGACTTTCTACTTCAATGTGACCACGAGGATCGTCAGCAATCGTTGGTGTCTTACCTTGATAAAAGAAAACAGTGATTGGACCTTTAAATCCTTTCTTTAGTTTAAAGCGTTTCTTATTTCTACGCTTACACCGTATTTCACCGTGTTCTTTTGTGATAATGCCACACCAGTCGTTACTATCGAACTGAGTAACACGTTCAACCTGTACGTTATGCCAACGTTCATGGTTGTTAAATCGAGAAGTAGTCATCATGACTCCTTAGAATATGAATACCGTTCGCTGTTTCTAATAGCTTTTCTTTCCAGTCAACTCGACCGTATTTAGCTCTGTATGCAGCAAGTACTCTATGTTTACGTCTACCTAGCGGTACACCATTAAGCATCTTCTCTGCTTTCTTTGGTCCTACTTTAGGTAGCCCCGGAAGGTTATCGGTTGGATCACCCTTCAGCATTTGAGTCCAATAAAACAGATCAGCTGCGTCAACATCAATTTCATAGAAAGTCTCCTTGTGGGGATTGTAATGTTTCCCTGGAATACAATCAAGATCTTTATCGATATGTACTATAGTAAAGTCTACGTTGAGTGATGCACACTCCGTAGCTTTAATACGTACCATGTCGTCAGCCTCCATACCATCTGAGGGTATAGCTAAGCCTTCCTCAACAATACGCTCCATTAGTGGACGAAAGAACTTAGCATCATCCGGTGGATCCTTACGATTAGCCTTATAGTTAGGGCAAAGCTTATAGCGAAAGTTATCTTTACCTCCGCAATAAGCAACGTGTTCATCAGCCCAGACTGGTGTTATCCAGTTCTGATTTATTAAATGTTTATAATTACTTAACGCTGATTCGACAGACTCTTGCTGCCAAGCTGCTTGATAAATGCAGCTGTCAGTGTCTACTATCGCTAACATTATGCGTGTCCTTTCTCTTCCCAGTAGTGATTAAAAGCATCTACTACTACTTCAGTAAATTCAGAGTCATCTAATAGTGGCATGAATTGTTTATACTCAGACATCTCTGATACAAAGTCTTCTACGTTCTCACAACCAGATACGGTTTGATTTGCCATATACCAGAAGTGTTCTTCAAGTCCTATAAGGTGATCTTTCATCTTACCCATAACGTTTCCTTTCTAATGAACGTCTGCGTAGCAGCTACCAATGACACCATCGCCATCCATACACTGCACATTGAATTGTTTAGGTGCTTCTTTAAATGACTCAACACAGATTTCTAGTACCCTAGCTGCGTCACTTTCTTTAGCAACCCATGCCATCTCATCGTGATAGAAGATAACTGGATAGGCATCCAAGCCTTCTTCTCTTATCTTATGCATAGCATAACCAACAGCTGCCTTACAAGTAATAGCTTCAGCTGATTGTAGTAAGTAGTTTAAAGCCTGATGAGCAGAACCAACATACACACGGCGACCATCAAGGCCAGGAATAAATGCATTACCATAACCGTGATTAGTCTGCTGATATATCTGATCCAGCTTCGATTTGAGCTTTCCAAGTCCAGGAATTGCTGATTGGTATTGCTTCTTGGAAGCATCCCCTGCTGTAGCATTCGGTTTGCCTGTAAGAATATTACCAAGCTTCTTACCACCGCCACCAAAAAGATAAGCGTAAAGCCACCTTTTAGCAGCACCACGGTCACATCCCAGGATGATGGCGTTATAGGAATGAATGTCACCACTCGTAACCTCCTTAGTGAAGGCATCGTCACCTATGTAGTGACACAATGCTCTCATTTGATTACCTGCTGAGTCAGCACCCACTACTTTGTATCCGTCCTCACAGATAAAGAGACTACGCATCTCTTTACCCCATGCAGCGTCAACACTAGGTAAGTTAGTAATTACTTCGTGTCTAGCTCTGTAGGTTGGCGTACCGATAACCCACATTCGTCCATGTAGCCTGTTGCCCTTAGCCGTTGCAATCCAGCCTTCGAGTATAGACCGTCTCGAGCGTGTTGTGTAGTATCGATCGATATCTTTGCCGACCTTACCGAGTAAAGCAAGTGACGTTGATGTGAGTTTCGGGCTGACCTTATGAAACTCGTATCCGACCTTCTTGTAGTTCCAATCATCGGGCTTCCAGCCTATTGTATACAGCCATTCCTTAACCTCTTCCATGTTGCTTAGAGTTACTTGAGTGACGTAGCTACGCTGAAATTCTTTCTCAGGTGGCCACTCCATTTCGTCTGGTTCTTCTCCGTCAAGATACTCAGTGAGCAATCGCTTAGTCACTGCAGTAAACTTACCGGCCTTTGTATACTTAGCCTTCTTAGGCTGCTTGTCTACCATGATAGTCATCTCAGGTAGTTGAGGATGAATCCGTGATTCAATCTCTGCCAGCTCACTAGACATTTCTTTAAGTAGTCTACTAGCTGAGCCGAGATCAAACAACCAGCCTTTCATTCTTACTCTAGCTTCGAATACAGCTGCATCATGCTCTGCCCTCATGCCGTTAGCCAGCATAGGTTTAGTCGAGACTTGATCCTTAAACTCAGCGAGTAATAGTTCATACACTCGTGTGTTAAGCTCAACGTCTCTTACACAATACGTAAGCATCTCTTCGCTGAACTCAGACCAGTTATCGAACTCTAGTTTGTTGTAACCAAGGTGTTCACCCCAGCCACCGAGACCATGTTTATGCGGTCTCTTATAGTTCAATACCTGACTCATAATCCAGGTGTCATATGTCTTTTTACTAAGTAAATCAACACCATATAACCCTTCGAGTACAGCTAAGTCATAGCCAATAATGTTATGACCTATCAATGCTTCTGCATTCATTAGGAAAGCAAGACCAGACTCGATATCATCCGGTCTCCACTTATAGATTTTCTTTGTATCAACGTCTTGAGCTACGATACACCAAACTTTAGTTGCTTCAATGCCATCGGTCTCAATGTCAAATACTAGTTTCATCAGTATCCTTTCCGTTTGCACATACAGGACATACAAACTCTTTTTCTTTATAATCAAAGACACCGCCCCAATGCTCATTATAGCATTGAGAACAAACAATAATGTCTTTGTTTCGACCCGTAAAATACTTGGGTACCTTGTCATTCATTGGGCGACTGCCTCTCCCTATAAGGGCGTTTATCCAGCTAATCAAAGAGATCTCCTTGTAATTCATCATAGTCTACCGGCAGTATCATGTACTGATAGCGTGACTCGTTAGCGTAATGCTCTTGGATTACCCGAAAAGCTTCGGCTTCAGACTGATAATCGTCTTGCCATATGAGTTTATATACTGCATATCTAATCCCCATCATCATCTGTTTCCATAGCTATTATAATAACACGACCACTGATCATGCCAGAACACCATGCGCTGACATACATCATTAGTGTAAACGGTGAAGCTAACCAATCAAACATCGCCATTCAGCACTATCTTAGTGTCCTCATATGGTGCTACTGTACGCCGATAGAATTCCATCTGAGCACCTGCTAAGGCACCCATAATGTCATTCATATCTTGGTAGTTCTCAGGCGCACTATGTTTAATTGCTAGTGCAATGATATACTGTAGCTCACCAGCAGTTAGCTTCTTATGCTTAGTAACGTCTTCAAGGGCTTGATCAACCCACATTAGTTCTCTACGATCGTCTTCAGCTATATAAGGCATGTTGACTCCTTTCTAGAGTTCGCTTGCGTCTTCGTTCCACTTATCACTATTACATTGTTGTTCTAGAATATCTACATCAGTGGATTTAATTTCACCGTGTAGGTTAAAGGTCTTACCGCTCCAATTGCTAAGCGATAAGGTAAGGTTATCAGTTACACCAGAGAGTGTATCAAATGCAGCGAGTGCTTCACCAGCGGATTTAGTATAGGTATCAAAACGTACTTTCATTTTATTCTCCTCAGTAATAATAAGTGATTGCCTCAAGACAATCGTCTAGCTCAAAGTATTTTTCTGTGTAGATGCTCTCGTAGAAGGGATGAATGAGATCATCTTCCTCTGCCCATAGGATAATAATCTTGTTCTTCATATGGGCAAACATAAGCTCCATTGCTGTTCCAGTGCCTCTTCCACTGTCACGTCTAATGTCTGCTAATACGACACTACTATTAGCGATATCCTGCATATCCATTTTGAATATACGTCTACAGGCAGACTGAACAGGCTTGTGCTTCTCACCAAGATATAACTCATCATGGAAAGGAATTCTACGAGTTGGATCGAGAGAATTGATATCGTTCTTCTTCAGCCTCTCCGCTGCTAGAAGTCTCCATGCTGTCATTCTCCGTTCCGTGCAGTCCTCCATTGGACCCGCTAGATATACAAAGTTCTTCATCACTATACCTTTCTTGTTCAATGATGTAGTCTTTCAAGTCTTTCATTACACCCACTAGTTTAGTATAGTGGATGTGTTCATCAGGTGATATGCCGTCTTGTCTGACGGCGACTACAGACCAATAATCAATTGCAGTCTGTAACTCAGCTATCGTTGGTTGAAGGCTTAATCTCAACAATGTACTTAACCTCCTTTGTATTGAATAGGTAGTTGTGTAACAGTTCATACTCGTCTTTACCAGCAAAGAACTTAACATGGTCATGAAAGTTTCTACACTGTATGTTATTCACATGACCAAGTGAGCATTCACTCCAGACTAGTTGAGTAGTATCAGTGTTCAGTGGGCATGTTGTCATTACTTCCTTCCGCTTCCATTAATAGACGCATAGTGGCTTGTATAGTCTCCATGAACTCAGCTTCAATCTCAGTATTACCGTCTTCAAATA